GGCCACGACTTTTGATCGCTTGCAAAAGCTTGTCATTAGAACTCATGTCACGCCTCGTTCTATCGAATTGACTGCTGCAAACAGCAAGCCTTTGATCGGTATCCTCAAACTCACTTCCCAATGCAGACATGCAACGAGTTATAAAGTCGTCTCTACTTTCGTCTGCATTGGGTGTTGGTAAAGGCACTAGATATTTCTGCCTGCAAAATAATGCTGATGCAAGCTCCCAACCCCCGCAATATCCTGAATGAAACGAATGTTTAGTAAATCCTCAATCAGAAATTGCTCGGGGGGTTGTCCATCTATTAACACCATTCCAGAGGTAGTTGTCGGATAGGCTAACACCCCATCCATAGTGTAGCGAATATCATTACCAGTAGCCTGCAACATTACATGTGTTGCATTGGCGGGAACTACAAGACTAGCAACAGTATCCACTACTGCCCCAGACGGTATTACCTCATATGACAGGAAAGCCATTAGTGAACCAACCTTTGAGAGACAGTGGCATCGAAAGCGACAATCTGACGAATGGCGTGCCGATGGTTTTCCTTCACACCATCCATCCATACCTTGATAGACATGAAGTCCACAGCGTCCGAACCATCGGGAACTCCAACCACAGCCTTGGAAGGATCGGGCTGTAGCTCCAATCGAGTCATGCTATCAAGACACATGACATGGAAGGATTCAACCCTCTCCAAAGGACAAGACTTGATCCAACGCACCACGTTATTGAAGTGGTGCTTGGGCATACGTTTTTCAACTGGCATATTGCACCTTCACGATTAGGTTGTGGTACTGCTGGAACTGTTGGAACTCGATGAGCTATAGCTACTCGGGCTCGACGAACTCTGCGAGGAAGACGACGAAACACTCGACTCACTCGACTGGCTGGAGCTACTCACACTTGAGGAAGAAACACTAGAGCTACTATGACTCGACGTGCTGCTCAAGCTAGAAGCACTGCTCACGCTGCTGGCCGAAGAGCTAGAAGACGAGGAGCTAGACGATTTCGAGGAGACAGACGACGACGATGACGATTGACTGCTCGACGACGAGGAAGACGATTGCGAGGAAGCACTGCTAGAGCTTTCACTCGACGACGAGGAGCTAGAAGAGCTGGAGCTACTCGATTGATCTTCCATACTGAGAATCTGCAAACGATCGCCGGAACGTGGACCGGGAAATTGCAAAGTGCCAGTGTGAAAATTGAGTTTGTCTTCGGCACTTACTTCGCCGGTGGTTTTCGTGTCCGTTAGTCTGGATTCCCACAATTGATTGTCGGCCAAGACCACGGTGGTGATTTCCGTGCCACTTGCTAAGGTGTTGTCGATTGTATCTGTGATCGGCAAAGAGTCATCACCTGCCCTTGCATGTCGACGAATACGGAGGCGTCGAGAAACAAGGCCACTGCTAGGACCGAGGTAGAAGGTTACGTTTCGTGACATTTTGGATCACTCCAATAAAAAAGCTGCGGGAGAAAACGAACCCAGGGAACTTCCCAAGGTCGAATCCGCCGCAGCTTCGTTCTTCCGAACGCCTAGACGTTATGTGACTGTCAGTATTGTAATGCCCCGCCCCGCCTGAGTAAACCCCTGTTTTCCTATCGCCTGGGTTTTCCTCCCTTGTCGAGCACTCTCTTCTCTGCCCCCCTCGGTCGACGGAAGGAATCATCCTTCACCCTGGCATGAAGCAATTCACCACTCTGCCCATGCAACTCCAGGGAAATGGTGAAGTCTTCTCCATTCACAACATGATCGCAGAATCTCTGATCCACCTCCCTCATGGCTTCCATTACTTTGCAAAGTGCTTCCTTATTATCACTAAGAGCATCCTGCCAGCCGTTCTTCTTTGCCACTGGTTATCTCCAATTCCATTCTAGGATCGATCACTAATACCTCTACATGGTCCCCTGCCCATTTCTGGACTGTTCTATGTACTTTCCTGATTGCTTCCTTGTCTGCCATAAACTTTAGCTTGACAAGGATTCTGTCTCCTGGCTCGAAACGCATGGGAATGCAATGAACGTCCGCTAGTCTCGGTGTTGCAGGCATGTTACTTATCCCCAAACCAGTCTCTTAGAAACTTGGTTTCTCATTTCACAATTCACGTTCAATGTCCATTGTGCCATAACTTGAGTAGCTTGCAATTCAGCGTCAGTATTCCGAAAGTCCCCAGACATGTGGCGTCTTCTCATTGCTCGCCATTTCTTCGCATCTTCTAACAAGTCTGGGGGAATGGTCAGTTTCACTCCCTTGATCCTTTTGTACGCTCCACACAAGTCAAGGAAACGTGACTCGACAGCAGTAGCCACCCCAATATCATCCAGCCTGCTATCGTGCAGTGTTTCCGTTCGTAACAGAATTCCCCTAGTCATTACTCTTCTCCTACTCGTTCTGCATACTCATCTAGCAATTGCTGGGCTTCGGCATCCTGCATTCCGAATTCTGTCAAAATACTGCATAAGCAATTGCAACGTTCTTGGGCTGGTAAACTATAGTGACTTGGCCATGGCACCATATACCCGGCAAGATTCCATAGCCCTTCCTCATCTTCGGGCACACCATCAAGATCGGCATGAGTATCTCTGGTTGTGTCACCTAGCACACTCATCCAAGATTGCTTCATTGGCAACTCAGGCAACTCCTCTTGGAGTTTGTCTCCTGCTGCCTTTCGGGCAGAATTCAAGGCGTTGCCCGACTCAGTACGAGCAATGTTTTTCGCCCGTTGCTTCGCATACTTGGCAGTTCCTTCCCCTTGCAATGATGGTGCAATCTCACTTGCCATTCGATTGATAGACCATCCTCGATCCAATCCCTGTCTGAGAAACACCTCAGCATCCCCGCCCGTTGTATCACTTATGACCTTCCAATAGTCTTGCTTGAATGTCTTCCCCAATTGCTCTTGTATCACCTCCCGCATATCTGGGGGCATTTCCGTCATGATCTGAATGGGCAATCCCTCAGCTTCAACAGCCTCTACCAATACAGCCCAATCGTCTTGATGATCTTCCAACCACTCCGTTGCCGTCGTAGCTTTGGTTGTGACTCGTTTCGCCTTGAGTATATCTACCCCTAGCTCTTGGAAGAATGAGACAATCGCTTCGGCCATTCCTACAGCTAGCACAGGCAAGACAGCGTTGACAATCTTATCGTCCCATTCTCTTGGATTGTACACCCTTTCAATCAAGTCGTTTGCTATCTCTTCATTCGATTCTGATTCCTTGGGGGTTTTCCCTTCCAACCCTGTAGTAATGCTGTCGACCTGGGCAACGATGACTGGGGCAATTGACTCTTCCAATCCCTTCGCCGTTTCCTCAAATTGCTTGACGTGTATCTGAGCAATCTTCATTCGACGCAATTGGAAACTCGCAGACTTCTCAGCTACAAGTCTTTTGCGAACGGCATCCACATTCAGTAAAGCCATCCCAAGTTCAAGAGCTATTGTGCCAAGTTTGGTCATTGTCAAATGGAAACCGTGATGGAAGGAACATCGATTTGGACCGGTTGCTTCACAGCATCCACCATGGCAGACAAAACCTCAATTACTTCATTGGGTCTTGCCTCAAAGCCACTAACAATTTCCTTTGCCTCTTCCTCTGTGATGTTGAAAAACAGAACGAACAGACGGATAGCCGCCTCTTCGGGAATCGTCTTGTTTCCTACAGCAGTCAAGACGGAAACCGCCCCAGTAATTCCCCCTACAGTTTCCAACAGCTTGGACTTCGATTCCTCTTCGGAGGGGGGCAATCCCAATCTTGCCCGGAATTCGTCTCTAGATACATCCCCATTTTTCCTGCCCTCTTGCCATTCCTTAGCCTCAATCGACGGATCGGTGGCTTGTTTCTTATCCCACCATATCAGTAGATCGCTATCTTGCTCCTCTTGAACATGAATAAAATTGGTGGCCACATTTCCAAGCATGTCTAGAAATGCGTTTACCCTATCATTGAACACTTCCCGAATGACAAACGCTTGGGCATATCCACCTATGTTTGTAGGTTCACCCAACATAAATGGGTGAACTGCATAGGCAGATAGAATGCGTGTCTTCGTTGATTGCTCTGATTCCTTCCATCCCATTTCTACAGATGTTGCCGACAGCCTTTCGATCTTCTCAATCAACCCGTCAACAATGGCCGGCTCTCCATAGTTCTCTACTCCAGCCATTGTTTTACGAATGGCTGAATGCACCTGTCTACGTTGGGCTGCTGATAGCCTTGGCCTGACTCCGCCTGTTACTTGGGGATGGGGTTCACGTCCAATCGAAATGATGGCCGAGGGGAAAATGCCCTTATTGAAAAATCTGTCTTGTGATGTTTGGATATGATCGTCAATCCTGATCGCACGTATCTGTGCAGAAGAGGGAGCAATAGCACTAAGAGGATCGCTTGGATTGGGCAAGTGAGCAAACGCCACCATGTTTCTGTCCAATGTTGGGGCGTCATACTTTGCTGCCTGATCTTTCGGATTGTAGACCTTGAAATGAGAGAAGGGGCCATCATCATGAATAGGATGCACCCAAGTCGTGGGAAGGCTATAGAGAAGCAACTCCCCTTCCTTGTCAAAGTCAGCAACAAGGAAAGCCCAACCCGTCAAATTCAGATTGGCAAGGAATGTGTAGACAAACTGAAATCGACTCTGAATAGGGTTGGGGTTTTCTAATGTCTCCAATACCGGATGGGTATCCACTATTTCCAAGTCATGATGCACCATCTTTAGACGGGGCGTTGCCGTCATACGGTTCATTGCCCATGACTTGACGGAACTGGGCTTCCGTTTCTTCTCATCTTCCTCTTCAACAGCCAGCATACGAGCCACATTCACAGGCTGTTGTGCCCCTGCCAATGACAAGGCATGTACTGCTGAATACAACCATCCTCGGTTCAACTTGTATTGGCATTTATCCCGAGAAGTGGATTGCGTGTCCCCTAGCATCCCCCCACCTACGGAGGCAGCAAAAGCATCTGCAAACTCCGCAGACTTCTCTTGCATCCCCACCTCGTAAGCGGAATTAGCACAGGCTCGACTTGTTTGCAATGCTTTTGTCAAGGCATTCATTTTCACACCTCTTTGTCCACGTCAATAGTGGTACTCACACGCCTCCGCACTTGGAGGGACGTATCAGCCCGCTGACGCTCTAACACGGTCCTGTTCGCCTCCACAAGCCCTGGGACGGTCACTTCCTCCAGGATTTGTATATCGGCACGCAAGGCTTCTAGCGTCTTGTCGTACTCGACTTGGACAGCATCGGCCTCATCCAAGTCATCTTTCAGGGATTGCCCCAGGCGTTCCAACCTGTGGAGTGTCCCCATCAATTCCTTCCGGCGGCTCTTCAATCGTCTCTCTAATCGGGAGTGACGCAATTTCCACTTCCTCAACAACAGGTAACTTGTCTTGAGTTTCTTCCTCAAAACCCAAACCTGTAGGCTCGCAAGCATTTTTCTCATTTTGTTCTTCTCTCACTTGATCGGTTATTTCTGTATCTTTCAAGTAGGCAGGTGTTTCCACTACCTTGTAACCCTCTGGTATCTTTCCCCTTAGATGCTCTGCCAAGGGCAAGGGCTCTGGCTTTCCATTCGGTTTGTCTTTTTGCTGGTCAATCTCATGGAGTTGTTCCAGAAACAACTTGCCTGCCGCAAGGAATGCTGAGTAAGGAAACGTGCTAGTAGTTGGTCTCTCTATGGTAACTGTGCCTCCCTTAACATGGATAACACAAGCAAGCCACCCATCATTTTCCTCAGCAGTTGCCTTGTCAAACTTCTCTAAGAAACTCTGAATCAGCTTTCTGTTGACTTCACCCATCTCGTTCTTCTCCTACATGTCAAGGATACCGGGCAGAACAAACCACCCGCGTCTCTCACAATAATCCACAATTTCCGCCCTCACTCTCTCCTTTTCCTCCGTTCCATGCAACTCTGGTTTTGGTCCATCCTTGTAATCAACACCACACTCAATCCCCAATTCCAAGATGTAATCACCATCCCCCGTGGTAATCACAGTTGAAGCTTGGAAGTTGACATTCACCTTAACCGAATCTTGAACACGCTTGGCCCCATCCATCGTTTGATAGGTAGTGTTAATCCACACTCTTTTCAAGTGAACGTCATCATCTTTCACTTGAGTCAGGTTCTCTATGAAATCCCCAACGGTCAAACAGCTTACTCTCATACCGTTTCCTTTCGTCCGGTTCGTTCTTCAGCGAACAGCTTCCACAACAAACCCTTTCCTGCCGAGGCATCGGGCCTAGCCTCTGTTCGCACCTCCAGTGGTATTTGACTAGCGGTAGCAACAGCCGTCCCGTTCATTTCCGTTATCACAATCTGATATTGCTCATCAATCCCGGGATCGGAAGTGAAGTAGACTTTGCGATTGACCACCATTCCTTTCTTCTCGAATTCCACTGTATCAGTGTGAGAAGCTACTTGTGCCCAGCAAGCCACACTTGTCTGAGTATTCAGGTAGGAATCCTTACTGCCCCCCAAACCACCTTTAGTGCGAATGCGTTTACGGATGGTGCATTTGTGGGGGAGATTGTCAAGTAGACTCATCAATCAAAGCCCTTCGTAATGTTTGGGAACAAACTCGGGATTGACTTGGCACTGGGCATCGTTCGTTTTCTTATCGTACCACCCGTAAGTGTCCAACGGCTCGGGAGGTATTGATCCTTTACAATCGTCCACGGCCACGTCAAAAGGAACATAGGGGAAAACCCTGCAATAGCTGTGCTGATTGCAGTTGAACATGGTCAACCCGACTTTCTCCATTTCAGGGACCAACG